GGGCAAATACTTGGACAAAGCCGACTTTGAACGCCACCTATTCACCGCCGGCCGCATGCTGCGCGACACCCTCACGAATTGCAGCCGGCGCATCGGTGCCGAGGTGGCCGGCAGCACCAACCCCGACGAATGCGAGGCCATCATTGACCGGGAACACCGCGCCGCCCTGGCCAGCTTCGCGCAGGCCCTGCGCATGAGCATTAAAGTCACCATGGAGACCCCCGCCTGATGCTGCCCATGATGGCCCTGGCCGACAGCGTAGAGCCGGACCCGGATCTACCCGTCGACCAATGGGCTGATCAATATCAGGTCATCCCCAAAGACTCCGGCGCCAACGAATACGGAAAATTCCGCACCAGCCGCACGCCGCACGCCCGCGCCGTCATGCAGGCCCTGAGCGACCACCACCCCTGCAAGCGCGTCGTCCTGATGGGCGCCAGCCAGATGCTCAAGACGCAGACCGGCCTGAACTGGCTCATGGCCAGCATTCACCAGAGCCCGGCCAACTTCCTGTGGATCTTGCCAACCGGCAAACTGGCCAAGCGCGCCAGCACCCGCATTGCGAAGAACATCGCCGCCGTGCCCGAGGTAGCCGAGCGCGTCGCCGCCCCACGCAGCAGAGACAGCGTCAACACGCTGGACACCAAGGAATACATCGGCGGCAGCCTGTTCATCGTCACGGCCGGCGCAGCGGCCAACCTGTCCGAGGTGCCGGCCCGCCGGGTGCTTTTCGACGAAGTGGACCGGGCCGAACTCAACATCAACGGCGAAGGCGACCCCGTCGCCCTGGCCGAAGCCCGCCAGACCACCTTCGAGCGCAACCGCAAGAGCTACTACCCATCATCACCGACGATCAAAGACGAATCCATCGTCGAACGCCTCTACCTGCGCGGCACCCAGCGCCACGCCCTGGCCGATTGCCTGCACTGTGGCGAAGCCCAGCCGCTCGACTTCGACCGCCTGATCCTGTCTGACGACGGCCAGAGCGCCCTGTACCCCTGCATACACTGCGGCGCCATCCACCTCGAAAGCGACAAACCCCGCATGTTCGCCCGTGGCGCATGGTCAGAAGGCGTAGGCGGAGATGGAGAAACCGAATCCTTCACCATATCCGGCATGTTCCTGCCGTATGGCTGGCTGCCGTGGATTGCCCTCAAGCGCGAATACGAAAAAGCAAAAGCCAAGCTGGACGAAGGCAGCGAAGAAGCCATGATCGCCTTCTACAACACCCGCCTGGCCCGCAGCTGGGAACGCCAGAAAGAGCAAACCAAGGCCGAAGAACTCATGGCCCGGGCCGAACCCTACAAGCTCGGCACCGCCCCCGCGCCCGTCGTCAAGCTCACCGCCTCAGTGGACACCCAAGCCGACCGGCTGGAGCTGCTGGTGCTCGGCTGGGGCCGTGGTATGGAAGCATGGGTGATTGATTACCACATCGTTCGTGGCGACCCGGCAGACCTCGCCACCTGGGCGCGGCTCGACCAGCTGCTGACCATTCGTTACCCCCACGCCAGCGGGCAAACCCTGCGCATCGAAGCCGCCTTTGTCGATTCAGGCGGCAATGCCACGCAGGAGGTCTACAACTACACCCGCACCAAGCGCAGCCGCGGCATCTACGCCATCAAAGGCGCAAGCCGGCCCGGCAGGCCCATCCTCAGCAGCAAGCCCAGCCACGTCGAAGTCCGCTGGAACGGCAAGACCGAAGCCCGTGGCGCCCAGCTATGGTTCGTCGGCACCGACACCGCCAAAGACCACCTGGCCAACCGCTGGCGCGCCACCCATGGCCCCGCGCAGATCCACTTCAGCGGCGACCTGCCCGAAGACTTCTACCGCCAGATCACCGCCGAATACCGCGTGAGCGTGTGGAAGAACGGCCACCGCCTGAGCCGCTGGGAGAAAAAGCAGGCAGACCGCAACGAAGCCCTTGACCTGTTCGTCTACAACCTGGCCGCCGGGCACTACCTCGGGCTGCACAAACTCCAAGAGCAGCACTGGGACCGCCTGAGCGACAAACTCAGCACCGACCAAGCCAGCCTGTTTGCGTTCCAGGTTGAAGAAACGCCACCGCCTCAACTTGTCACCGATCAAGCGCAGCCAAAGCCACACGAAGTTCGCCAACCCCTGCGCCGCCGCCAGCCCGGCGCCTTCGTCAAAGGCTGGAAATGACGCGCAGAAACCCGATTCCCCACGAAAGGTTCGCCATGATCATCCGTGAAATTGCCATCGCCTTTGCCCGCAGCACCGGCACCGAGCCCACGCGCGACCAGATCAAGGCCGTCGAGCTGGAGATCAGCCACCAGTTCGGCGGCGAACGCCTCTACGTGCCAAGCCACCCCAAGGCAACGCGCCAGGCCACGGCCTCCCGCCTGCTGCGCGAAGCCAACAAACGCCCCAGCCAGCAAGACCTGGCCAAGGCCATGGGCATCAGCACGCGCGGCCTGCGCAAAGCCATGACCGGCAAATAACCGGAACTTTTTTGCCTTAACGCGGCGCGCAAAGCGCCGCACCATGCGGCCTATCCTCAAGGGCCGCACGCATGGCAAGCACACCAACCACCGAGCCTGCCGCGATAACGGCGGGCGACTCGTTCACCTGGCAGAAGACCCTAGCCGACTACCCGGCCGGCACCTGGACGCTCAAATACCGCCTGATCAACGCCGCCGGCAAGATCGACATCACCGCCACGGCCTCTGGCACTGACCACCTGGTCACCGTCACGCCCACCACCAGCGCCGCCTATACCGCCGGCGATTACACCTGGACATCCTGGGTCGAGAAAACCGGCTACCGCATCACCGTCGGTGGCGGCACGATCGAAGTCAAGCCCAACATCGCCGCGCTCACCACGCTGGACGCGCGCACCGATGCCGCCATCATCGTTGACCAGCTCATGGCCGCGTACAAGACCTACACCGCCAGCAATGGCAACGTGGCCGAGTACGAAATCGCCGGCCGGCGCATGAAATACCGCTCTGGCGCAGAAATCCTGCAGCAGATCAGCCATTGGAAGTCTGTTTTGGCCGCCGAAAAGCGCGCCGAAAGCATCGCCGCCGGCCTGGGCGGTGCCAACAAAATCCTTGTGAGGTTCTGAAATGGCCATGTTTGACCGATTCTGGCCGCGCAAAAAGCCCACGCCACCGCCGCGCATCAGCGGGCGCACCACCGCCGTGATCAACGCCACGCGCAATTTTGAGGCCGCCATTGCCGACCGCCTCACCGCATCGTGGAAATCCCCCACGCAAACCGCGAATGAAGAGATTTCCGCCGGCCTGGAGACCTCCCGCAACCGCAGCCGCGACCTGTTCAAGAACAACGAATACGCCAGCAAGTTCGGCAAACTGGTGGTGGCCAACGTCGTCGGCTCCAACGGCTTCACCCTGCAGTCGCAAGTGGTCGAAGGCGCAAAAGCCGACATCCTGGCGCGCGACCTGATCGAAGCCGGCTTCAAAAAGTGGGCCCGCCGAGGCGCCTGCGAAGTCTCTGGCCGCTTCAGCTTCGCCGACGTGCAGCGCCTGGTCATCGAGAGCTGGGCGCGCGACGGCGAAGCCCTGCTGCTGCAGCTCACCGGCAAAGCCGCCGGCAACGACTACGGCTACGCCCTGCGCCTTATCGAGGTTGAGCGCCTGCCCGTGCAATACAGCCGCGACCTGGCCGAAGGCCGCCGCGCCATCATGGGCGTTGAGGTCAACACCCACAACAAGCCCGTCGCCTACTGGCTCAACCTGGGCCGCGTCGAAACCAGTGCCGGCGGCCAGTCCACCCTGACCCGCGTTGACGCCGACCAGGTGCTTCACATCTTCAAACCCTACCGGCCCGAGCAAGTGCGCGGCATGCCCGCCATGCACGCCTGTATCAGCGGCCTGAAGATGCTGGACGGCTACGAAGAAGCCGCCATCGTGGCCGCCCGCGTCGGCGCCGCCAAGATGGGCTTCTTCACCACCCCCGACGGCGACAGCGGCCCACTGGGTGACGATAAGGATGACCAAGGCAACACCATCACCGACGCCGACCCCGGCAGCTTTCAGGCCCTGCCGCCCGGCATGGAGTTTCAGAGCTGGTCGCCCGAGTACCCACACGCCAACTATCAGTCATTCATGAAGACCCGCCTGCGCAGCATTGCAAGCGGCATGGGCGTCACATACCACGGCCTGGCCAATGATCTGGAAGGCGTCAACTTTTCCAGCATCCGCTCGGGCACGTTGGAAGAGCGCGACGCCTGGATGGTGCTGCAAGACTGGTTTGCCGAAGCCTTCCTGCGCCCCGTGTTCCATGAATGGCTGCTGTGGGCCCTGAGCATGGGCGCCATCCGCTACCCCGCAGGCGCCGCGCTGCCCGTCGAGAAAGCCGAGAAGTTCTCAGACCACACCTGGCTGGGCCGGCGCTGGGGCTGGGTTGACCCGCTCAAAGACATCGAAGCCGCCCGCCTGTCCATCAAGACCGGCATCGCATCGCCGCAGATGATCGCCGCGCAAAACGGCGTTGATGTGGCCGACGTGCTGCAAGCCATCGCCGACTTTGAGAAGCAAGTCGCAGATTCCGGCGTCACCCTCGTGGACTACTCCGACAACCAGCAGACCACCGTATCTGATCCAGAAGACACCCCGACGCCCGCCCCCGCAACACCCTGATCCAGCAGCAAAGGACCAAACACCATGGCCAACCTTCACATCACCGAGTTCTCTACCCAGGCCCGCGACAGCGCCTTCGGGTCCGCCCTGGTCCCCGTGCCGCAGATGCCGCCTGTGGCCGAGCAAACACTGGCCATCGGGGCCACCAGCGCGGCATGCACCAACGGATTCAACGCGGCCACCCGGTTTATCCGACTGACGCCGAAGGCCGACTGCTATATCCAGATCGCCGCCACCCCGGTGGCCACCACCAGCCTGCTGCCGTTGACCAGCGGCCAGGCCTACGACTTCGGCGTCACCCCCGGCCACAAGGTCGCGGTGATCCAGGCATAACTCGCGCGCAAGCGGAACTTTTTTGCCTTAACACCGCGCGCATCCATCCGCATCATCCACCCCAACCACCGCCACACCATGACCGACCAAACCCGCAAACTCAAGACCGGCACGCTGCACCGCGCAGCCACCTTTGAGCGCGCCAGCGTTGACGAAAAGGCCCGCACCGTCGAGCTGGCCTTCTCCAGCGAGGCGCCCGTCGCGCGCTGGTTTGGCGCCGAGGTGCTTGACCATTCGCCGGCCAGCATCCGCATGGAGCGCATCCGCAACAGCGGCCCCGTCCTGCTCGACCACGACACCGGCCGGCACATCGGCGTGGTGCAAAGCGCAGAGATCAGCCAAGACCGCAAGGGCCGCGCCGTCGTGCGCTTTGGCAACAGCGCAGCCGCGCAAGAAGCCTTCCAGGACGTGGTGGACGGCATCCGCACGCACATCAGCGTTGGCTACCGCGTGCACAAGATGATCCTTGAGCGCAAAGAAGAAGACGGCGAAACCTACCGTGCAACCGACTGGGAGCCGCTGGAGATTTCCCTTGTCGCCGTTCCCGCCGACGCCAGTGTTGGGGTCGGCCGTGCCGCACCCGAGCCTGACGCCTTTGAAACCGAAGTCGAGGGCGCCCGCGCCGAACCCACCCCCGCAAAACCCACC